ACACCGAATTTACTGTTGAAATCCATGGGCCTGTACTGCAGGAAACTGAATGGACGTTCATTGAGCTGCCGCCTGCAATCGACTGGGATCAGGCCCTCGAACCTTTAGCTCAGCGGTGATACATTACGTTTCAGTGGTGAATCAATGCCAACGTACGTCTGGGAATGCGAGAAGTGTGGCGAGATCGAGGTTTTTCGCTCGATGTCGGACTATCGCGTGCCCCCGGACCATCCCCACCCCGTGACTCGAGTCATCTCCCCCTGCGTCGGCATCGGTGACATCAAGCCCTACATCGCCGTCGGCGGCGACATGATGGGCAAACCCATTACGAGCCGTGACCAGCATCGCAAGTTCCTCAAGCGCAACCGACTGGTTGAGCTAGGAGATGCGCCGATCAAGCCCACCCGTGAGATGCGCCGCACCGTCACCAAGAAAGAGGTGCGCGAGAGTTTGAAGGCTGCGATCGCCAAGCACACCGTGCCGGATATTCGGCGGGGCGGGTTGAGGGAGCGTAATGGGTAGCGTCCGCGAGGATCTACAAGCCGCGTTCGCCGACAAGAAGGACCGTGACGCGCCCGGGCCGCGGCGCCCAGTCGTGGATTACCACCGTGACAAGAACGGCATGTTCATCCAGCCGGCGGCGCTGACTCCGAAGCTGGCCATCCAGGTCGATCATAACCGCATGCGCGCCTCCAAAAAGGGGCAGTACGCAGATGAGTTCTGCGGTGACACTCACACTCTCGACGATAAGGGAGACTACAACTGCGGTCGCTGCAACCAGCGCCATGGAAATATCTGCCTGCTGGTATACGACGACGACAAGGAAGAGGACAGCAGCGGCAACTACCCCTTCCTGGCCATCAACCTGCTGTACGGCAGCTGTGGGCTGTGGGAGCGTATCGACGCGGGAGATCCCGAGCTGCGCGGGCCGCGCATCCCCGCCTCGGTCGCCAACTACGGCGTGCGCAAAGGCGGCTCGCCCCGCCACGTCTTCGGCTGCCACGAGTGCTGGAAGAAAAAGCCCACGCTATGGAAGGTAGTCGATGGCCGTGTCTACTGGTGCGGCGACTGGGCCACGACCGTCCAACACAACTCCTGCTGCACTACAAACGGCGCACCGACCGTTGGGGATAAGAGCTAATGGCTGAGCGCACACAAGAAGAAGTCGTCGCCGACGACACGCCGGAGCCGAAAGAGCGTAGCATCCGCGAGGAGATCGAGGCTGCGCGCGATGAGATCAATGCGAGGGATGGGAGTGGCGATGGGATACCGAACGCTAACCAATCTGGCTCAACCTCAGAATCCGACCAAGTACATGGCGGTAGACAGCGCGGAGCCGACGGAAAGTTCGCACGTGGAGATGCCGCCGCCGTACCCGCCGATCAGCAAAGAGCTTCAGCAGACGATACAGGCGCCCAAAGAAGTCCCGTGGGGGCAGTGGGCGGAGAGTCCAGACCTGCCGAAGTAGCCCTACCTGCCCCTCAAAGCTGGAGCGCCCAAGAAAAGCAGCTCTGGTCCCAGCTCCCGCCCGCCGCGCAGCAGATCGTCGCGCGCCGGGAGCAGGAAGCTCACCGCCGCATCACCGAGCACGACGAGATCCGTGGCGTCGGCAATCAGTTCATGCAGGCCGCGAACGAATTCGCGCCCATGATCCAGGCCCGCGGCGGCAACCCAGTCGCCCTGTTCCGAGAATTCCTCGGCATCGTCAACCAGATTCACAATTCCGACCCGGGCAATCGCGCGAACATCTTTCGCCAGCTGGCTGCCCAGAACGGAGTCGATTTGCGGGCACTGGGGATGCAACCCCAGCAGTCCAGCGCTCAGCCTCAAAACCCACAGCAGCCCAACGTTCCACTCGACCAGCTCGTAGATAGGGCCGTCGATCAACGATTTCAGGCTCGCCAGCGGGCCGAGGCGCAGCAGCGCGAACAAGCGGAGATGCAAGCGGTCAACAGCGAAGTAGAAGCCTTCCGCTCGAAACTCGATGCAAATGGCCAACCGGCCTTTCCCCACTTCGAAACAGTGAACGGCCTAATGGCCGCCATCCTGTCGGCGGGGAATGCATCGACGCTCGAAGAAGCCTATCAACTCGCCGTCAAGGCTCATCCCGAGACCTCTAAAGCGATCGAGCAGCAGGCGCAAGCCGCCGCTCAGGCCGCGGAGGAAAAGCGACGCAAGGCGGAAGCTGCGCGCCGTAAGAGTGGATCACTGCGCACCGGCGCGGGCTCACCCCCGCAAGCCAACGGCGCAGGTACCCGCTCCATTCGCGATGAATTGAAAGCCGCCTTTGAGGATGCTCGAGGGCGCGTCTAAACCTTTTCGGGAGTATACATACATGGCACTCATCAACCCGTCGGCTACGATGACGGAAATCGTGACCACGACCCTGCGTAATCGCACGGGAAAGTTGGCAGATAACGTAACAAAAAATAACGCACTGTTGTATCGGCTCAGGGCACGGGGGCGTGTTAAGCCCGTGTCTGGAGGTCGGACGATCGTGCAGGAACTCAACTATCAGGAAAACGGCACCTTTGCCGTGGCTGCTTAAGCCGAAATAGGGTCACTCACAACTAACGGAAATTCTTCTTTCTTCAGGAGTCTGATTTGTTCGCACATGGTCTCACGCTCCGCAAAGATCTTGGCTCTAAGTGCCAGGTCTCCATGCGCGCCGACCATGTATCTCTTGTACATCCTGATGTGCTCTTGAAAGGCAACTGCGATATCTACCTGCTCCTTCTTGACGATGAAGAAAGGCTGGATGGCTTTCAGAAAGTCGTAAGCGCCGTTGCTGACTACGGACCATCGGTAGATGGTGCGGCTACTCGGCATCTTCTTCTTGAAGCAGTCATCTCCCTTGTAAAACCCGCCGAAAGTGTCGAAGCAGAGTTTGACGGCTGGTTTGTGGGTCATGGCTATGCCCGCGTGCAACTGGTACCTCGGATTACCTGTGACAGGCTGCAGGAAGTGATTGTCGATGCGAACGAATCCTTCGCCATCAAACAGACCGGCGAAATACTCAAAAGAAGGCATGCTCTCTCCGCTAAGTGTGAATTGAGAAGACTGCGAAGTCGGTGGATACCCCACTCCAGAGATGGAAGGGCAATACCGAGCCAAGCCCGCGCAAGCGGTGCGTGTGTAACGAGCAGGTGCAGTCCCCGAAAGGGAAGGTGTGCTCTGAGCTGCGTGGTAACACGCAGAGGTGTGCAGAAATGTCACACCCGGAAGGTACCATTAAATACCTACCGTAACAATACTGATAAGCGCTATTCCGGGTACGAGGTTCTGAACATTAGCCCGTCCGACGTATTCACGGGTGCTGAGTACAACTATGCTCAGGCCGCTGTCGCCGTCTCCATCTCAGGCCTTGAGATGCTGCAGAACTCTGGCGAAGAGGCGATCATCGATCTGCTGGAAGGGCGCATCGAGAACGCCGAGCAGACCCTCACAAACAACGTCGCTCTCGACATCTACTCAAATGGTACTGCTGATGGCGGGCGGCAGATTGGTGGCCTGCAGCTGCTTGTCTCCGCGACACCTTCGTCGGGCATTGTTGGCGGTATAGATCCATCGGTCTGGCAGTTCTGGCGCAACGTATTCTTCAGCGGCCTGACCACTGGTGGCGCGGCGGTGAGTACTGCCACCATTCAGACCTACATGAACCGCGTTTACCTGCAGTTGGTGCGCGGTGCGGATGCGCCGGACCTGATCGTTGCCGATAACAACTTCTATCGCTACTACTTGGAGAGCTTGCAGGCCCTCCAGCGCATCGGCGATGAGGACATGGCAGAGCTCGGCTTCCAGACGTTGAAGTACATGAACTGCGACGTGGTACTGGATGGCGGTTTCGGCGGCGGGGCGCCAGTGAACACGATGTTCTTCTTGAACACGAAATACCTGTTCTTCCGGCCACACCAGGATCGAAACTTCGCCCCGCTGGGGGATGAGCGTTTCGCGGTCAACCAGGACGCGATGGTCAAGCTCGTCGGGTTCGCCGGCAACATGACCACGAGCAATCGCTTCCTCCAGGGCCTCCTGGCCGCTTAAGGAGAGACACATGGGAATCATCACACTCAAAGCGACCCCGGTCTCGCCGTTCGCGTCACAGACCTACGTGCCACCGGGGTTTCCTCAGAGCATCTCGAATGGCGTGGCGTACAACTGGGTGGCGCAGAATAATCAGTTGGGAGACTACGACATCGGCAAGGTGTGGGCGGACTTGCCTGGACCCTATGCGGGCTTCAACACGGTCTTCCTCAAACCTGAGTCTGCTGCGACGACGGCGGGTACGGCCACGAGCCCCGTTCTGCCGGCTCCCATCTTTGCGCCGATGCCGGGCCAAATCATCACGGCGTATGAGCCAACTCTGGGATGGGGCGAGTTCATCGCGCTGCGCAATCCGGTGTCGAACGCGCTGCCGGTCGGCACTCTGGTGCAGTGGGACGCCACTTACTCCATAACCACGTTGCCCGCGAAGGGCACGAGCCAGAAGACGAGTGTTCCGGTCGCTGTGGCGATATCGAGCGCTGCAGTGGGAGCAACGGCTCAGTCGCTCACTCAGGGCACAGTCTATCCCATCACGCCTCTCTATGACGGCACTGGCCTGGCCTCCCAGGCCAACCAGATCACGGTCGCGTGGTACCAGATCAGCGGGCGCGCCTGGACGTTGAAGACGGCGGTGCAGATCACCCCCAATACCGCCGGCTATGTGTCGGGCACAGCGGGGCGTATCTATGGCACAGCGTCGGCCGGCGGGGCGATCCTAGGCAGCCGGCTCGCGACCTCGACAACCACGTCCACCCAGAGCTTGGTGCTGGTCTACTATCCCAACCACGGTCAGTTAGAAGGAACCTGAGTGATTGAGCGATTCGCGAAGCGATGCATCACTGACCCTTCGGGATGCGTTCTATGGAAAGGCGCCATTTCCCAGAATGGATACGGGAAAGTTAGGAACGAGCGTCAGGAGAATGAATACGCTCATCGCTTCGCTTATCGCATGCATCACAATCTGCAATCGATAGATAGGTCATTGGTCATTGACCATTTGTGCCACGTCAGAAACTGCGTAAATCCAGAGCATCTTGAAGCGGTGCCTCAGAGGGTAAATTTTCAGAGAGGTACTGGACCATCCATTAACTTGCAAAGGAGTTCAAATCCGCAGAGTCATTGCAAGCATGGGCATGCTATGGATGAGGAAAACACAGCATTTTATGCTGGCAGGCGGTGCTGTATCCAATGCTCCAGAAGAAGATCCAGAAAGCACCTAGGCATTGGAGAATTTATATGTTGAGAGTTTGTTGCGTCAAATGGGGCAAGCTGTACGGCCCTGAGTATGTCAACACCCTGTTTGACATGGTGCGGCGGAACCTGCCCGCGGGGTTCGCGGGTGACTTCACGTGCTTCACGGATGATCCCACCGGGTTGGAGGCTGGCATCAAAACCAAGCCTCTACCCGAGGGGGTTGAGGGATGGTGGAACAAGCTCTACCTGTTCTCGCCGGAGGCATTTCCGGAGGGTGAGCGCGTACTGTATTTCGATCTCGACACGGTCATCACCGGGCCGTTGGACGAGATCGCGCGGTACGATGGTGATTTCGCCGTTTTGCGAGATGCCTACAGACCGAAGGGCATGCAGTCTAGCGTCATGGCGTGGGAGGCCGGGCCAGGAGGGGATGCGGATTGGTTCTGGCAGAACTGGATCGACTCAGGAAAGCCAATAATCGAGGGTGGTGACCAAGCATGGATAGAGCGTGTCCATGAAGGCCCTAACTGGCTACAGGATCTATTCCCCGGCAAATTCCGCAGCTACAAAGTCGACTGCCGCACGCAAATTCCACGTGGAACATCGGTTGTTTTCTTTCATGGACACCCGCGTCCTCACGAGGTCACCTCGGGTTGGGTACCTGAAGTTTGGAAGGTCGGCGGCGGCTCGGCGATCGAGTGGGTCGTGCAGTCCAACGTGCCGGATGAGCAGCTACGAGCCAATGTGCTGTCGGCAATGGAGAGGGATTGCGCATGGGTCGAGCCCGGCAATGACACGCGCACCGCGATCATCGTGGGCGGCGGACCAAGTCTAGCCGACAACCTGTTTTACATCCGCGGCATGCAGATGTCAGGCGCGAAGGTCTATGCCACTGGAAACACGTGGGACTATCTATGGCGTAATGGGATCATCCCGGACGCTCATGTACTACTGGACGCGCGCCGGGAAAACTTGGATTTCGTGCCCATAGGGGAGTTTTGCCCAAAGTATTACGCCTCTCAGTGCCATCCTTCGGTACTACAGATGGCAGGAGATAGTCTGGTCTGCTGGCACGCGGCGCTGTCGTCTTACCAACCCCTACTGGACAAGGCCGGCGTCCCGAGCATCGGCGGCGGCACCACTGTCGGGATGAAGGCCATCGTCCTCGCCTACCTGCTCGGCCACCGCCACATAGACCTATTCGGTTTCGACTCGAGTTACGCGGAAGATGCGCACCATGCCTACCCTCAGCCGCTGAATGATGACGAAAAGACGCTCGATGTGCGCGTAGGTGGTCGCTCATTCCGCTGCGCCCCCTGGATGGTTACCCAAGCAGAGGACTTCAAGGAGCATATTCCGCTACTCCTAGAAAATGGCTGCACGATTCGCGTGTTCGGAGAAGGCCTCATACCGCATATTGCATCCCTATTGAAGCCACTATCTGTCGATGAGCGCGCCCAGCAGATACTTCATTGGCTCAAGGATACATCTCACCCAGTGGGCGCTGAAATTGGCGTCTTCACCGGCGCGCTCTCGTCGCGTCTTCTCCTAAACAGGATCGATATGAAGTTGTTGATGGTAGATCCTTGGGCGGCCGGTAAGGGCGAGGACGGTCTTGGTGACTTCCATAGCTCTCTCAATCAGGACGAGCAGGATGGCTATTGCCAGTCCGCAGTAGGGGCAGTTCGATTCGCCGGAGACCGCGCATCTGTTTGGCGAATGACTTCATTGGAGGCGGCGCAAGATGTGGCAGACGAGTCACTGGACTTCGTTTTTATTGATGCAGACCACTCCTACGAATGCTGCCTAGCGGATATCAAGGCGTGGCTGCCGAAGATAAAACCGGGCGGCTTCATTTCAGGACATGACTACGACAACCCGGACTATCCTCAGTTTGGCGTCAAGCGCGCGGTCGAGGAAGTGTTTGGAGAGGTCGAGGTTGGCGCAAACTTCTGTTGGAGACAATCACTATGAGTATCGATCTACCCCAGTTCGCGCCACCGCGCATGCTCGAAAGTCCCAAGGCCGACTCGAGTAGGGTGCTTTATGGCCGTTCTGGAGAGGGCGGAGCGGGTCTCGACGGCGAGTTGATTGTTGAGTTCTACATCAAGCCGTATCCGATGGAGTACCTCACGGAGAGCATGGGATTTCCGATCTTTCAGGATCGGATCTGGGTGCGCATCGTTGCTCCGGGAAACTCTAAGACCGTCTGGGATACCCTGGCCTCCGGGATCGAGTACGACACTGCGATCGATCCCGAGTCAGGCGAATACCACACCACTTGGGAAGTGCTGCAGCAGTGCGCCAATGGCGATCGACCGGACACAGCGAAATATCCGAACGCCTGGGCGCGCTTCATGCGCCGCGGCGAGAAAGCGGATGACGGATGGCCGATCGAGGAATGGGGCGTCGTTACGCGCTCGTACGCCGAATCCCTGAAGCTGCTTAGCATTCCAACGGTCGAGGCTCTCGCCGCGCTGTCCGACGCCAATGCGGGAGCCATCATGGGCGGACGCAAGTACCGCGACCTGGCGCGGGCCGCGGTTGACGAGCGTGCTCGTAATCGCATCGTCGCCAGCGAGCAGGCCAAGGCGTCCAGGGCCGAGGAGAAGGTCAATCTCCAGGACGAGAAGATCAAGCAGCTAGAGGCGACTATCGTGAACATGCAGGCGCAGTTTGCGCAGGGTATGCGGCAACAGGTGCCGATGATGCAGTCCGCCGCTCCTCCAGCGCCTCAGCCTCTCAAGACGGCGTCAGTGAAAACCTCTAAGCGCACGCGCGATATCGTCGAGTCTGCCGAGGCTAAGGAAGATGCCTGATGTCACTCCTAACGCTTGTCCAGCAGGCATTCGGTGAGATAGGCCTCGCGCCGCCGTCGACCGTCGCGGGTAACACTGACTCGAACGTCATCAAGGCGTTCGCGCTAGCCAATCGCGCTGGGTTTGAGCTGAGGGATGCGACCAAGGCGGCGGACCACTGGCCCCCTCTGCGCAAGCAGTTTCTGTTCAACCTAATCGGAATTGGCCCGTTCACTGGCACGTTCACCGCTAACTCTCCGGTCATCACGAACGTCACTGGCACGAATCTGGCCGGCGTTCAGTCTGGGTGGCAGGTCGCCTCCACTTTCGCTCTCAATGACTCGATGGTGGCATCCGTCAATGCCGGCGCTGGCACTGTGACGATGTCCCAGAATTCAACCGTCCCGACGATCAGCGTCACGGGCGTTGATTCATCGCTCGCGTTCGGGCAGGAGGCGTATCCGCAGCCGTCCGACCTCAACTACTTCATCCCGCAAACAGGATGGGATCGTAACTTCCGCTGGCAGCTGCTCGGACCTGTGAACGCTCAGGAGTGGCAGGTGCTCAAGTCGGGCATCAGCCCTGTTGGCCCTCGGTTGAGATACCGGCTCACGGACGGGCAGATACTGATCAATCCCGCGCCATACGTGCCGACAGGGCAGGCCAGTCCGATATCTGATCAGCTTGTATTCGAGTACGCGTCCGTGAACTGGGTGGCGGTTGCCGCATCTCCCGCAGTTGCCGTCCAATCGGCATTTGTGCTCGATACAGACGTCTCGGTGCTACCCGAGGACCTCATTACACTATCTCTCAAGTGGCGCGTGCTCAAGGCGCTCGGTATGGCGTACGCGGATGAGTGGCAGGAATACGACGATAAGCTGGCGACGGTTACCGGGCGCGTGGTGATGGGCCGGAATCTGCCACTGAATGCTCGGGCATCGGGAATCAGGCTGCTGAACGCTCAGAACGTGCCGGATACCGGGTTCGGGTCATAGTGCATGCCGCGCGCCTCCGCCATCCGCCAGATGCGTCTCCAGCAGGCGGCCCAGCCTGAGGCGCAGGGCTATACGCTCGCAGCGCCAGTCGGAGGTATCAACGCACGAGACGCCCTGGCGAACATGCCCGAGACGGACGCCATCGTGCTAGACAACATGTTCTGCCAACCGAGCTGGGTGGAGCTGAGGCGCGGTAAATCTACGCTAGCGACCTTCACTGGAAACGCTCTCTCGGTGATGGCATACAACGCCTTGAGTGGGCTAAATCAGCTCTATGCTGGCGTCATATCTGCCGGAGTGGGGTCGATATACAGAGTTGACAACGCCGGCGGCGGCTCTGCCGGCGCGGCTATTGTTGGTGGGGTAAGTAATACCGTCCAGCCAGTCACCAACGTCCAATACGACTGGACTATGTTGGGCACGGGTAGCGCCGAAGCGCTCGTGGTGGTCAATGGCGTTGACAATCCCCTGATCTACGACGGGACGTGGCATTCGATTACTGGCTCGAGCTCGCCGTACGCATGGACTTCCGGACCTTCCCCGCTCACATCCCTGAGCCAGGTTGTTCGGTATAAAAGCCGCCTCTGGTTCGTCCAGGCGGGCACTCTGAATGTGTACTACTTGCCTCAAAATGTGTTCGCCGGTGCACTGACGCTCCTGCCGATGGGGCCGAATTTCAACCAGGGCGGATCGCTCGCGTGCATTGCGACCAATAGCGTCGATAACTCTGCGGGCATCACCGACTACATCGCCTTCGTCTCGACTCAGGGCGAAGTCGTGATGTTTCAGGGCTTCGATCCAGCCCAGTCATCGACGTGGTTCGAGGTGGGTCACTTCCAGATCGGCTCACCACTCGCGGTAGGGCGCCGGACATGGGCTAAGATTGGCTCGGATGCAGCACTGTTGACAACTGATGGCCTGATACCCATTTCGAAGGCCCTTGTCACCGATCGCTCTCAGCCGACAGTCGCCATCACAGATAAGATCCGGACGGCCATCAACAGTGATGCGCAGGCATTCGGACAAAACTTCGGCTGGCATGTCGTCCTATATCCGACCGGGCAGAAGATCGTAGTCAACGTGCCGACCTCTGCCACGACGAGTTTCGAGTGGGTACAGAATACGATTTCTGGGGCCTGGAGCACGTGGGGGCAGCTGAATTCATCTTGGAATCCGTTCTGTTTCGAGTTGATGAGCAACAACATCTACTTTGGGGCCGCTGGATATGTTGGACAGGGAGACAGTGGAAATAGTGATGATGGAAATTCATACATCATCACCGCTCAGCCGGCATTCTCGTATTTCGGAGACCCAGAGCTACTAAAAATCTACACGCAGTGTCAGCCCATATTCCAGGTCGGCGGATCTCTCACAGTCGTCATCAACCTACTGACCGACTTTAGCGCGACGGCCTTTCCCGAAACAGTCCCGGTATCCACTGTGACGGGCGCGCAATGGAATGTTGCGATGTGGAACTCTTCTCTGTGGGGAGACAACCAGCAGATCGTCAAGCCATGGATCGGTCTCAACGGCACGGGCTATTCGTCGTCCATGCAGATGAAGGCCAACGTCAACGGCGTGACGGCAAAGTGGCAATCCACCAACTTCCTATATAAGAAGGGCAGTCTATTCTATGGGTAGGTTCATCATCGCCAACCAGGACAAGCGCGTCGCGGAATGGGTGGCCTCCAAGATAGACGTGTTTGAGTTTGGGACTACGCCATACACAGCGATTGGGCTTGCGAATGAGACCGGAGCGCTACTGGCCGGGGTGATTTATCAGAACTACACGCGCACCGATATTCACATGCATGTCGCGGCTCTTCCCGGACGCCGTTGGCTATGCAAGTCTTTCCTCGGGGAGGGGTTCCGCTACCCCTTTGAGCAGCTCGGATGCCGGCGTGTGACCGGCGTAGTGCCTGCACGCAACCTACCGGCGCAGCGATTCGATGAGCACCTGGGCTTCATCCGCGAGGGACTCGTGCGCAGCATCCTTCCAAACGGCGACGACCTGATCATCTATGGCATGCTCCGCGAGGAGTGCCGATTTCTCAATGTGGGGCGATTTCATGGGCGCAAACAATATTCGACCCGGGACGATCGGTGGAAACGTGAAGCCGCCGGCCTACAGCCCGCCGGCGGGCACGGCTAGCGGCATCCCCGGCGCCAGCTATCCGGTCATGGGGTCGGCGCCGATCACGAACATGCAGCCTCGTTATTCGACGCCAGGGGAGGCGCAGTTGCGGCCGGGTGTTGGGCAACCGCCTATGGGTGGATCATTACCGCCTCTCAATCAGGGTCAACAACCCCCTGTGGGAAATCGCCCCCAGATGCTTGCCAATGCGCTGGGTCAAATGGGATCTAGCGGCGCGCCCAGGCCAATCCAGAGGGCGGTGATGTAATGGGTAGCAGCAAGTCCGCGCCTAGCGCGCCGGATCCCTATCAGTCTGCGCAGGCTCAATACCAATATGGCACGCAGGCGGCCAACTACAACGCCGCCTTGGGAGACGTCAACCAGGTGACGCCGTTTGGCTCAACTACCTGGAGCGTCAACCCTTCTGGTATTGGGACGACGCCCTCTGGCGGCGCAGGGGCGTCCGCATTATCGGCCGCCCCCTATCAGGCCCCCATTCCCTCAGCCGGGGGAGAGCTCAGGGGAGTGCAAGGGTATGGGGCTACTCCGCCTGGGTACGGCTCCGGGACGATACCCACAGGCGATTTCAACGCAAACGACTCGATAGCCCCCCAGTACACCGAAACTCAGAGCCTTTCTCCTGTTGAGCAACAAATGCTATCCGGTAGTCAGGGGCTCGCATTGCAGTCACAGGGGCTGGGTCAGCAGGCCGGTGCGAATGTTGGGCAGGTCCTGAACGGATACCAGATGCCGTCCGAGGGGCAGAATGGGCTCTTCGGCGCGCAGGCCATGCAGGCGGCCTATGGCACCGAGACGGCAGCCATGGACCCGTATTGGAACCAGCAGGAAGAACAGACGGACGCCTCGCTACGCAATTCGGGTGCTACACCCGGGACGCCCGCCTATGACAATGCCATGCAGGAGTTCCAGGCGAATAGGGCCAACGCGTATTCCCAGGCAGAGAACCAAGCATTCGGGCAGGGTCTCTCTGCCCAGGGACAAGAGATCAGCGACGTAAATCAGGCGCAGGGCGGCCCAATCGCAAACTTCCTTTCCCTCATTGGCAGTAATCCGGCCGGCGCGGCGTCAGTAGGAAGTGCTGGCGGATCCGGGGGCGGCGGCGGTAGTGGGGGTGTGTCGGCTCCAAATATCATGCAGGCGTTTGAGAACCAGTACCAGGGAGAACTCGCCAACTACAACGCCAATGTATCGAGCTCGAATGCCGACACGGGCGCTCTGGCAACCCTGGCGGCAGCCTTCATCGCATCTGACAAGCGCCTCAAGACGGACATCGAGCCGATCGGCGCCAAGACGCCGCGCGGCAACGCTCTGTACACCTACCGGTATAATTTCCAGAGCAAGGACCAGCCTAAGCAGGTCGGCGTGCTGGCCCAGGAAGCCGAGAAGATCACCCCTGATGCGGTTGCCAAAGATCAGCACGGCATCCGCTACGTCAATTACGCACGAGCATAACCATGTCGATGTCACCACAGCAGATCCAACAGATGCTGGCGCAGTACAAGTCGCAATTCGGAGGAGCCAGCCCGCTTTCCGGGTTTGATGCGGCGCAGCAATCTCTGGGCGCGGGCGCTCCGGCCGGTACGAATAGGACGGCGGGTGCCGTCAACGGGGTTTCCCAGCTCATGGTGGCGCTACTGAGGGCTCAGAAGCAGAAGCAGCTCCAACAGCAACTACAGAACCAGCAGCAGTCTCAAACGCCGGCGCCGTCTCAAGGCACTACCCTCGCCAGCGATCCATCGCCGGCAGGCATGGGCGTCCCGGATGGGGGCGGCGGTGCTGGCACCTAACCTACAGAAACTGGCTTTGGCATTGAAGGCTGCGAAGCGTAGGCCGAAGGCGTCTCCGCGCCCTCAGGATCGACAGCCGGGCACGGGTACCAATGAGAATGGGCCTCAAGTCGAAACAAACTACCCCGCCAATTATTGGCCTGAAGATGGCGACCATAGCTGATGCCAACCGATAACAGTCTGCTGGGCGTGATCCCTCCGGGCGTCGATCCTGGGCAGTGGCTCAAGACTCAACGCCAGATGCAGCTCGCTCAGGCTCTGCAGGGATTCTCGCTGAGCCCGGTCCAGAATGACATTCAGCAGCCGGGTGGCGGCGGAAAGTACTACCAAGCCGCTCGAGTGCGCCCGATTGCGGCACTATCAAAGCTGGCCGAAGCTCTCATGGCGAAGCGGGGATTCGATCAGGCCGCGCCTGCAATGGCCCAGCAGTATTCACAAGGAATGCAGGCATTCTCCCCTGGGGGGCAAGTGTCGTCGCCTGTGACGCCCGCATCGTCTCAGGTCCCGCCTGTATCGTCTCCGCAGGGTGCGGCCGCTCCATCAGCTCAGCCCCAGATAATCCCTCAGAATCCAATGAATCCGGCGGGTCTACCGCCCGGCGTGGCCATGCGCGCCTACATGAGCGACCCTTCAAAGTACGCCGAGCTGCTCGCGGGCACGCCGGAGTGGCGCACTGCGCTCGCGGCCGCCGGCGGAAATCAGCAGCGGGCCATGCAGATGCTCCAGCAGGAGGCCACCAAGAAAGGCACGATCACCATGCGCGGTGGAGAGATGGCGCTACTGCCCAATGCTCAGGGCGGATACGACACGCGCCGCTCCCCCAATCTGCCTCCCGGCTTCGAGCCTAAGTTTGACCAGCAGGGCCAGTACGTCGGCACTCAGCCCGCGCCTGGTCTCATCGCCGGGCAGGCTGCCGAGGCCGGGGCCGCGACAGCGGCGCGCGAAGCCAATACCCCTCTGGAAGTGGACATGGGCGGAGGGGTGAGGAAGCTTTCGTATCCGGGAGATATTCTTCCTCCTGCCCCGGCGACTCGTCAGCAAGGCGCTCCTGGTGGCCAGAAACAGTACTTCCAGGGCGGCCCGCCCCAGGCTCCATTGCCTCAGCCTCCACCATCGGTTCGCGGAGGCGCTTCTCAGGCCGTGGGCGCACAACCCGAGCAAGGCATGTGGGCGAGCGTACCGAAGCTGTCCATTCCGAATACCCCTGGTCAGACTACGGATACGTTTCATGCACAGCTTCTCAAGGATGCCGCGGCAAAGCATGAGGAGCTGGTCAATAAATACGGCTCCGACGCGGATCTCGCCGACGCGCGCATTGCTTTCAACAAGGAAGCATTGGGCGTTCTCAATGGCGCCGAAACCGGTCCGCTGTCCGATGAGCTGACTAAGTTGCGCGCCAAGGCGCAGGAGTTAGGAGTCCCTCCCTCTTGGATTCCGGGCAGCGATACTGTCGCCGATACTCAGTTGCTCAAGAAATTCGCTCTGCGCAATCCGCTACTCAATCTGAAGCCAACTTTCGGCGGCCACCCGGCGGCATCTGAATTCCAGATCCTGGCAAACGATGCGAGTCCGTCCGCGAGTCAGATGAAGCCCGTGTTCGCTCGCCTGGCCACTCTCGACACTCAGCAGGCTGAGTACACGAAGCAGAAGGCTGAGGACTACGGTACTTATATCAGCAAGGGAGGCGATCCGATGCGCTTCGAGAGTTGGTATGCCAATCGCAAGCCACTCGCGAACTACTTCGCCCAGAAGGCGACGCCGCCCGCGGCATTGGAGCGCTTGAAGCAGCGGCCCGAGACACTCGCTGATTTCAAGTCTGCTTTTGGCTGGGACCCGACAGCAAAATAATGGGCGCCTACGATGATCTGATCAACGTGACTCAGCTTGAAGCCCCTCCGGCCGCGGGCGCCAATGCGTACGCGGATCTCATCCAGAAGCCCGCTTCCGAGCAGGCCCAGGCCGAAACGCCATCCATCGCTCATCAATTGGAGCGAGGTGCGGGCCTCTCTGCTCGAGCATTGATAGAGGGCGCGGTCGGCCTTCCCGCCCAAGTTGCCGACGTCGGCCATAGCCTGTACTCGCTCGCCACCGATCCCCAGGCCCGCTCCGCAACCTGGGAGCAGATGAAGCATCCGAGCCAATGGCTCACGCCAGACCCGAGCGCGCCGTCTCAGCAGTTTTCGCGTGCGCTCAACCCCTATTTGCCCCAGCCACAGACGGCGGCAGAGAAGGTCATGAGCGTAGGGCTCGGCATGGAAGGCGGGGCGATGATGCCACAGGTGCCAATACCCGGCGCGAAAGCGCCTGCCAACTTCATGACTCCTGATCAGCAGAAGGCGCAGCGGCTCGCGCAGTCCTTGAAGGAAGCTCAGGACGCTGGTTTTGTAGTGCCGCCATCCACGACCAACCCGGCCCTTGGAAACCGAGCACTGGAGACAGTGGCTGGCAAAGAATCGACGCAAAACCAGGCGCGCGTTATCAACCAGAACGCGCGCAACGAACTCGCGGCGCAGGACCTCGGACTGAAGCCAGAAGTGTTCACGCCCGAGGCCGTGGCGGCGGTAAAGAAGGAGGCGGGCCAGGGGTTCGAGGCTGCGCGCGGCATCCCTACGGTCACGACAGACGACCAATATGTGAACGATCTGTCATCGGTACTGAAGGAAACGCGCGGCTCGAATGCGTCCTTCCCAGGATCGGCCAATCCCGATGTCGAACGCATCGTGGATACCTACCTGCAGCCAAACTTCACCGGTGACTCGGCGGTGTCCGCCATCAAGCTGCTGCGCGGCAAGGCGAGCGACGCGTATAGGCAGGGTAATAGCGAGCTCGGGATGGCCTACAAGGGCGTGTCCAGCGCCATCGAGAGCCAGCTGGAGCGGGGCGCGCAAAGCTCTGGCGGGGCGTATACCGATCTCGTGCAGGCGATGAGACAGGCTCGGCAGACCTACGCCAAGGCCTCGACCATCGAGGATGCCATGGACGCAAACGGCAACGTCTCGGGCATTAAGTTGGCAGCTGCGTGGCGCCGCGGCGAGCCGCTATCAGGGGGTATGCTGCTTTCTGCTGAGCACGCCGTGAATTTCCCCAAGGCCAATCTACCGGCGAACTCGAGCAATATTCACCACCTGGATACGTTCGGGACGCTGCTCGGCGCCGGTGTCGGTGAGCATGCGCTCGGGCCCGCGGGCCTCGTTGCGGGAGCCGCTTGGCCTGCCGCTCGATATGGGGCGCGATCGTACTTACTCAGCGGAGCGGGACAAGCCGGAGCTCGCCCCGCTGTCGCGCCTTCGCGCGCAGCCTCGCTCGCTCGCGCTCTCGCCCGCCCCACTGTCGCGGCCGGCGCGGTCAACGATATCAACTCTCAATAGGTGACTCGTGCCCTGGAACGGTAGTGGAACATACACGCGCGCATATCCAAGCTGGGGTAATGATGCCAACTCGGGACTGCCTATTTCCTCCACAAAGTTCGATTTGGAGGACAACGACTTCGCTTCGGGAATACAGAATTGCCTGACGATTGACGGGCAAAACATCCCAAACGCCACCCTCAATTGGAAGCAGCAGCTAAACCTAACTCGTGGCACTGATGGAAACATTTCTATCTGGGGGCGCACTGGTGGGTCGAACAATCCCGCGCTCACGTTCTCTGTTGCAGACGCGACGGGAGTGGCATTTTCTCTTTCCACTGCACAGCAGATTGGTTTTTCGACCGGAGGAAATTCCCGCCTCACGATAGGCGGGACTGGCGCAGTTGTTATCAGCGCACCCACTTCTGGCGTGGGCCTTACTGTAAACGGCGCTGCCAATAGCAACTCATTATCAATAATCGGAAGCTCTACATCTGGCCAGTCACTTGGACTAAGGATCGCGGCGGGAACAACAAGCGCAGATTTTGGAATTTTCTGTACGAATCAAAGTGGATCTGCCGGATTTTTCGAAGTCAATGGCGCCGGCGTAGTCCAGGGAAATGACGGTGCAGGTAACTTGCTTGAGTTGGGGTACAAGGGAACTCCATTCAACCAACAGAGTAGCAACTATATTGCACAGACTTCCGATAGGGGAAAGTCTATAGTTTTGACAGGGTCCGCTGGACAGACTTTGACGATACCAAACTCTGTATTCTCTGCAGGGGACGTGTTCACCATCATCGCAAATAACGGCACCAATGCATTTACCATTGCCCAAGGGTCTGGGGTGACTATTTTTTGGGCAATCGGCGGAGTTTCGTCTGGAAATAGGACTCTAACTAGCCTTGGAATTGCGACGGTTGTTGCCTTGACATCGAGCGCATTCCTAATCAGTGGTTCGGGATTGACATGACGGGTATTTTGAATGTGTTTCTTGGGTCAAATAGTACTTTTACTCCTGTAACTCATACATTCAACGCCGCTGGGTCACACACAGAAACAATACCTCCTAACTCAAGTACTGCCGTTATGGAGGTCTGGGGAGCGGCGGCGGGAGGCGGCGGGACCAATACAGGAGGTGGAGGTGGCGGCGGCGCGGGAGGGTATAGCCGGTCCTCCATATCCGTAGTGGGCAGTGGCAACAAGACATTAGCTATTGTGATCGGAGCCGCGGGAGCCGCAGGTGTAAACAGCGCATCCCCCACAAACGGTGGAAACGGGGGCGCCTCATCCATCAGCAGTGGCACTTTCAGCATCACGACCATGACTGCGAATGGGGGGTCCGGTGGAGTGGCGAGCAATGCCGGCGGAGGGGCCGGAGGGGCCGGAGGCGGGGCCGCTGGGGGCAATGCAGCCAATACGACGGGCGGGACGGGCACTTCCGGTAATGGCCCGGGACAGGCCGGAGGACCGGGCGCGACCGGCACGGTCGGCATCAACGGGACGGGGACGAACGGGGGCATGGGGGGGAGCTCAAGCCCCAACATAAACCCCACCGCGGGCCATGATGGGCTGGCCATCATCCGATACACATAGCTATCGCTGGCGCCAAGCCCAAGCTGTACACTGTCGCGCAGCCCAGACGGCAAAGGAACGCTATGAGCGCGCAGACGATATTCAGTGACCTTTCGCCTCGTCCGCCGCCGCCCGCATCATCGAAATCATCGGATCACGAGTCCGTTCTCGATCGCGCCGCAGCAATACTTTGGAAGGCGTGCGGCATATTCGAGCGCCATCGGAACGAGAACCGGCGTCACTCCGAGCGCGGCCCAGATCCGGACTACACTCCTTCCTCCTCCCTGCACATAGGCGCTTATCACGAGAGGCCTCCCTCATGGCAAAAATGGATCCTGAACGTCGTCGCTGGCGTGATTGTGACGGGGATCCCGGCTCTCATATACGAGATGTCATTGCTGGACTCGAGGCTTGCCTCGATGGAGACGCGACAGGCGGACATTCAGGCGGAGTCAGCTCAGCGGATGAAAGCGGTGGAGGACAGGACGCTGAGGCTCGAGGGAAAGGTATTCCATTGAGCCCGGGCCCTACCCAAGTACATCCCGAGCATTGCACGACGGTGTCCGGGGCTCAGGGCGGATTGACGAACGTCAATAACGTGAGACTTGGATTCGAGGGCGCGACGCTCGTCGTTATAGTCATCATGGCCGCGGTGATCGGCGCGTGTGGAGTCGTGATGGGTCTGAACCTATCCAGACAGGCCGATATGGCCGAGAAGTACGACGATCTCCGGCGGCAGTATAGAATGACCGAACTGAAGATGGACGACTGGACTGTCGTCGCTCACCGTGCGGGCCTGCAACTGCCAGGAGACTACGCGCGTGGCCCACAGGGAAATCCTGACGCCGAATCGTTCAAATTCTCCAAACAGAAAGGAAAGTGAGATGATTGCACCAACAGTCGCCCGCGTAGTCTGGGTCATTCGCCCTCACGATACGACGGACATCAAGCAGCCCGAGGCGGCATTCGTGACATACGTGCACAACGACCACCTCATCAACGTCGCCGGATTTGATCACAATGGTGATCCTTTCAAGCTCACTTCGTTGACTCTCGTGCAGGATGATGAGCCGAAGCCGGAAGGGAATTTCGCGTGCTGGATGCCATACCAGAAGATACAGCAAGAAAAGACTCAGCAACTAGCTGCCCTAGCCAGCGGAGGTAAGTGAAATGGGCGCTGGAGGAATCATCAACGACGTGCACGAGAAGATCGCAGACCTATTGCCTCTCGTAATGAAGCCTCGCTTCTACCCCACCAACTCTGGTGCGCGCGATCGTCTCGAGATGATCAATTCTCGTGGCGCGGCACAGGGCACTCAGGACGATCTTGAGTTCCTGGGCCGCTTGGTCTCGGAAGCAACTCGACCCCCGGAGTAGCGCATCATGGTTGAGCAGCTCCATCGCCTGATCGATACCGGGGCTGCTCAACCCGTGATCAACGAAAGGGTCGCTGCATTGTTGGAAAACTCACGCCGCGAGATCGAGAAAATTGGCAGCGACCATGAGAAGCGCATCCGGTATTTGGAGCGCACGGTGTCGTGGGCGCTGGGGGCGATCGGAGCCTTGTCCTCTCTGGTTCTCATCCTGAAGGAGTTCATGAAGTGAAGCTCTCGCCCCTCGGGCTCGCCATCCTCTGCTTCTGCGAGAAACTCGAATTAGTCGGGTATCTTGATGATGGTGGCGTGCCGACAGCCGGTTACGGACACACAGGCAAGGACGTTGTTATCGGAAAGCGCTACAGCCTGCTTCAGGCCCAGATATGGCTGGCGTCAGACGTGGCTCCTCGTGAGCAATCTGTCACTAGGTCGGTGAAAATCGCACTCACCCAGCATCAGTTCGATGCTCTCGTGATGCTGTGCTTCAATATCGGTGTCGATGCTTTCGAGAAATCGACTCTGGTGCGCGACCTGAACGCCAACGATGCCCAGGACGCCGTTATTCAGTTCGCCGTCTGGGACAAGGTGCGCGGGGTTGAGGACCCTGGTCTGGAGCGCCGCAGAGCTATCGAAAAAGCATTGTTCCTGTCATAGACTACAGCCTCATCTCGGCAGGCGGGAGGGGCGATGGAGACTCAAGCGGCGATTCCGTGGTACCAGTCGACGGTCATCCGGCGCCTCGCGCTATCCATCCTCATCCAGATTCTAGCTCTCACGCACCTCTCGAAGTTCTTTGCGGGCGTGGACTTAGCTCAGCTCGTTGATGACATCCTTCAGCTCGCGGCCATGGCCTATGCTGGCTGGGCGATTCACGCGAGAGTGACTAAGAACAATCCTGAGGTCGTTTCGAGCCAGGCCAAAGCAGACGTCGCCAACTCACAGACTCCACAAGGTAAATCTACATGAACTTTTTCACTTCACTCGCGGCTCAGTTGAAGGGGCCGCTGGGTCAGCTCGGTCCTGAGGAGATGCAGGTGGTGGCGCCGGCTCTCGAAGGCGTCGTCATTGGCGTACTGACCAACCCCACGAAAGCAGGGCTGATTTCCGCGGCGGGCCCGGCGCTCGTCAAAGTGGCTGTCGCTCAGCCTCAGTTGCTTGAGCCACTGATTGCCGACCTTCTGGCCGCCATTGAGCAGATTGGGGTGACTGCGCCAGTCGTGCAGCCGCCGGCCGCGCCGAAAGCGTGATCAGGCTTTCCTTCGTCCTAGGCACCGGCCTGTCGTCCAGGCTGGTGGCATGGTACGGGCAAGGGGTCGGAGGATGGTCCCACGTCGACGCCGTCCTAGCCTCCGGAGAGCTTCTCGGCGCCCGCGCCGATGCCATCGGCGGACAACCCGCAGGCGTCCACATCCGCCCTCCCAACTACGAGAAGTGGAAGCGCCGCGCCATCGTGGAGATCCCGTACGAGGGTGCCGCCTGGGAGCTGTGGCTTCGAAAGCAGGTCGGCCTCGAGTACGACAAGGGTGCGATCCTGTCGTTTATCACTGGCATTCAGGATCACCAAGCCGGACACTGGATCTGTTCTGCGTGCCAGTACGGCGCCCTGGAATCGGTATCCCTGCTCCACCCCTGCCCGCTCCCCTCATCCCAGGTCACGCCCGACACGCTGTTCATGCTGGTGACCGCTGGGCTCGGCGGCAAGATTATCTATACTCTCGGAGAATAACTTTGAAGCACCTCGAGTCCTTGCTGCTGCTAGCCCTGCTGTCGATCACGATCGGCACGGTCGCGCACGCTCAGACCGCCCCAGTTGTCAGCGTCACATCGACGGTCGGATGGACCGCGCCAACATCGGATGCAAATGGAGTGCCTCTGGCCGGCTCGCAGAATGCCATTACCGGCTACAACATCTATGTGGGCACGTCGCCGTTTACATCGGTGCCGGCATCCCCGTCCGCGACGGCCCCGGCAACAGCTACGAGCGCCGTGGTGACGACATCCGCGCCAGTCGGTGCAACGCTATACTTCGCAGCGACGGCATGTGATGCGACAGGGTGCAGCGCCCTAAGCTCTACCGCTACGAAAGTCGTTGTGGCCCCGGCCTCTGTCGATAACCCTCCGACCTCAGTTACTGTCGTGTCGACCACTGTGACGACTACTACGAGCACGACTACCACGTCGTCTCCATCCGCCACAGTTACTTCGTCGCAGGTTCCTGCGAAGAAATAGCGCCGGATGCGCTGTCCGGTTCTACGACTTCCTGGCATTCAGGACAATAGGGCTTTCTCGTTGGATCGTTATGGAAGTGGACACAGTCGCTGACAGAGCCGCTCCATTCACAGTCTGGATTGCAACATTCGACTTTGATTTCAGGTTCCATTATCCGGTAGCTCCTTCGCTCCAGCCTGCTCGGGCGTGACGCGTATCTGTTTCGCTGCCCACTCCCGCATCTTTTGCCAACGCTCCTCTGGCGTGTATTGGATGCTCTTGCCAGTCCGTTTGTCCCAGTGGCAATCGAAACTTTCGTCGTTCATATAGACGACTTCCTGTGCAAGGCATTCAGCGATGTCGAATGCTGGCGCTACCTGGTCTGGGCATTCTGGGTCTATCTTCGATAAATCCACGCCACGCGCAACGCCCAAAGCGCCAATAGCGCATACCTCTCCGTCCTCCCGCCGAAGTTCTTTTGCGATCAATCTCTTGTTAGGCATTTCATCCAAAGCGCCGACCAGGTCTCGAAAGAACCTCTGGCCTCGCCTCCCGCGAGTAGCGCTCGCCACCATGCCGCGCCACATCGCGAGATTATCGCCGTCGTCTGTATAACCTGATCTACTCATGTTTGACTCCCGGACGCACTATTCTGTGACGGTTTTTCGATACCGACAAACGCTGGCACTAATTTTCTCCAGCGACGTGCGCCAGGTCCGATTCTCGACACGCTTCTCGCCGCAGGCAATGAGCTCGGCATAGGGCTGGCAAATGGTCAGTGCTTTCACTCGGTTTGACTCTGTGTGTGCTGTACTTGTTGCCGATCTGGTGAGGAAGTCTCTGGATGCGGCTCCAGGAGCGCCAGCACTTGACGAATGATGTCTATGGGCAACTTTTCAAACTTTATATTCTGTATCTTGCTGCGCATAATTTGCTCTTTCACCTTAGCGATCATCTCAGGTGTAGCTTGACGAATGAACGCACGGCTGTATGTGTCCGTGCCTATCTGCCTACCGCTACGGCGGCTGTATTTGGTCGTTCCGATGTGAATCTGAGTCGCGGTAGACTTTGTAATACGTTCGCAGCGAGACTCATTCCAACCGTACGGGACAATCACTTCGTCACCGACCTTCAAAGAGTCGAGCCAATTCATTGTCCACCGTCCGCTGTCTTGCCCTCAGCGCGCTTTGTGACGGGCGCCAATTCGTTGACGATGATTCTGGCCTGCGCTCGACGGCAACAGGCCACGGCGTGAGCAACGAGTTGATCCGCTGTAATCATGTTTGCTCCGGTGTCCCGTTCTCAGTGGGCATCGTCTCCGGCGCCAAACCGCAGGAATGCAAGCCCTCGTGACCTTCAGACTTAGTACACTGGAATTGCGCTTGGCGAAATGCCATGAAGTGACAGCGAGGCTCTGTCGGTTCCTCCGGTAAGCTTTGGAGATGCTCGTACAGCTGGCGCAATCGCCTATAACGCTGCCTCCATTCATCGCTTGCTGGGTATCCTGCATCATCCAGCAGCTTCATTGCTTCACCGAGTAACATCGTCTCAGCAGGCTCGCCGGTCGTCTCGACCGGTGAGCTTTCGAGCATGGCGTGCTCGGTAATTTGCGTATCTCGCCAGTGCCAGCCGCGTGTGGCCACCCCGTCGCGCGGCGCGGTATCAATCGGCTTCCGATGGCATACACAATCGCAGGACGCGTTGTAGCCGCCGCCACAGCACCAGTCGGGCTGCACATGGTTGCAACGTCGTAGGGCATCCCTAGGACACT